ACTTTGCTTGTAATTCTTTCGTTTTGAATTCAATAGGATCAGTCAATGGAGATATAATATTATAAATGTCTGGTGGATCCATATGGAATGGAATATCGCAGTTAGGTTCTAACATTGCAAATCTTGTGTTGTGTGCTTTAATATTACTTTTTAACATTATTTGATTTGTATGTATCTGGTTATAATACTCACCCAAATCATACACATCTCTACCAGTACTTACACCAACGACTGCATTATCGTGTCGTTCTTGTGCTGTTTTAATGCCTGTATAGTTTGATGGATCATTGAGGTCATAATATAAATACAAGTTATGAACAGTAACATCAGGCGCATTAGAACCCAGTCTTATGGCTGCTGGCAGCCTTCTGTTACGAGCATGTTTTCTCAATTCAAATACTTTACTCATACGAATCCATTAATTTAGAATTATAAATAGAATTGTATACGTATTTAGGAGCTCAAAATGGCTGTCAAAGCAGATATTTTTCTCGACAGAAATTCAGATTTCACCACTACAATTAAAGTAGTTGATACAAGTGGCGACAGTGTTGATATATCTGGTTACACTGTTAACGCTGTTATTAAGTCAACATATTCAAATGCACAGATTAACACTTCATCATCATCAACTCTTGCATTTACAGCAGTTGCTGCATCTAATGGTGATCTCACTTTGTCTCTTACTGATACACAAACCGCTTTCCTAATTGGTGATAAAAGATATGTATATGATGTTAAAGTTAGCGACGGATCTTCAACAAATACAAAATTAGTTGAGGGTGTATTGCATTGTAGGAACAATGTATCATGACAATAAGAAAACTAGAAAACGGTAAGACAGTTAAGCTTATTTTGAACACAAATTTTAAATTTACTCCTCGGAATGCTAACACTGAACCTTATGCTAATTCAGCTCAAACCACATCTGTTACATTGAGGGTATAATGGCAACACCAAATTCAAGAGAAACATTTAAAGAAAATTGTTTAAGACGATTAGGTAAACCAGTTGTTGAAATTAACGTTGACGATGACCAAGTAGACGATCGTATTGATCAAGCATTATCATACTATCATGACTATCACTTTGATGGATCAAGTAGAGGATTCCTAAAGCATATAGTTACAGCCGATGATAAAACAAATGGGTATATTTCTGTTTCAGATACCAATACAATTGGTGTTATTAATATGTTTGATATTGGTGATGCCACATCAACAAACAATTTATTTAACGTAAGGTATCAAATTGCTTTAAACGATCTTTATGATTTATCAAGATATGACCTTGTACCTTTTTACATGAACTTTCAAAATATTAGATTTATTGAAGAGATTCTAGTTGGTAAACAACCACTGAGATTTAATAGACACGTTAATAGAATTTATGTTGATATGGATTGGCAAAAAGTTAATGTTGGTAACTATATTGTTTTTGAGGTTTACACAAAAGTTGATCCCAACACATACACAGATGTATGGGGTGATAGATGGTTGTTGGAATATGCAACTGCATTAATTCAGGTTCAGTGGGGTATGAACTTAACAAAATTCTCTGGTATGCAATTGCCAGGAGGGTTACAATTTAATGGTGATGGCATTTTAACGCAAGGAATGGAAGCAAAAAATAAACTTGAAGAAGAAATGATTAGTGCATATTCATTACCAGTTCATGATTTAACAGGTTAATTATGCTTACATTTTTAGAACATTCCACACACTATTCTAATTGGCAAAACGAAGAGCCAGTTAATTATGCAAAGAAGTTAGAGAAACATTTTGGTGTTCCAGATGAGCTAACAGACAAACAAGCTGTGTGGTATGGTAAAGATGGGTTCAAAATGATTGTTGTGAAGGATGAATATATCTTACATGGCTCACCAGTTCCACATTACGATTTTGTTTATAGTTATATTGATTTAAAGGTTCCTCATGAACTAGCTCAACCATTAGCTGATTCCAGTGAAAGTATCGGAATTGATTTTTTGAAAGGTGAAGTATGGGCGAGATGTGGTACACTTTCTGCAAATGCTCATACATTAAATTATGTAATGGATGTTGTGTATGGTAGAGTAAAGCCATCTATAGAGGAATACGAAAAGAGAATCAAAGGCATCAAGGCTGGAAGTGGTCCAGATTGGTGGGAGAATAATATGAATGAAGAATCGACATCGGAGTTGATTCGTAAGAGCCATTCGAAAAGAGGAGCACCAGGAACTCTAAAACGAAAAGTAAAAGGTAAGATGACTGTTGCTAAAGCTCGAGCCTTAAAAAATAAACCTGGTGCAACCACGTTAGATAAAAAACAAGCTAACTTCTTTATCAATATGCATAGTGAAGATGCAGATAGATGTTGGGATGGTTACAAAAGAGCTGGAATGAAGAAAAAAGGTAACCGAATGGTTCCAAATTGTGTTCCAGAAGAAAATACAAATGAATCCTTAAAAGACTGGTTTGGTAAAGGACCTAAAGGTGATTGGGTTCGTATGGATACTAAAGGAAACATAAAAGGCGATTGTGCAAGAGAACCTGGAGAAGGTAAACCTAAATGTTTACCAAGACAAAAAGCACATTCAATGTCTAAAAAAGAAAGAGCATCTGCTGCAAGAAGAAAAAGAGCAAAAGACCCACAAGTAGATAGACCAGGTACTGGAAATAAACCTATCAACGTGAGAACGGAAATGAAAAGTTTTAAAGAGTTTAATCTAACAGAGGCCAGTAAACCTAATAATCCAAAGCTGTGGTCACAAGCAAAAGCATTGGCACGTTCTAAGTTCGATGTATATCCATCTGCTTATGCAAATGGTTGGGCAGCCAAATGGTATAAGAAAAAAGGTGGTACTTGGAGAAATGGTAAGTAATGGCTTTAGGTAGTCTGTATTTTAATCACACAACCAATACTGCTGAGCAAAGGCTTATTGAAGATCTGGTAACAGAATCCATTAAAATTTATGGAATTGAGGTTGGTTATCTAGGAAAAACAATTGTTGCAAAAGATGAACTATACACTGAAGATGAAGAAGCAAAATTTGAAGAAGTAACAGATGTTGTGATGTATATAAAAAGTGCTGATGGATTTCAAGGTGAAGGTGATTTCTTATCGAAGTTTGGTTTAGAGATAAGAGATCAAATGACGCTTTGTGTGGCAAGAAGACATTTTGCAGAATCAGTTGAACAAGAACAAAATATATTTAGACCGAGAGAAGGTGATCTTATTTTCTTACCTTTAAATGAAAAAATGTTCCAAATTAATTTTGTTGAACATGAACCTGTTTTTTATCAAATGGGTTCATTACAATTTTACGAATTAACTTGCGAGTTGTTTGAGTATAGTAATGAAAGATTTAATACTAAAATTGATGTTATTGATCAAATTCAAACAACACATTCACTTGATATCTACAGTGAAGTTGAGATGACAACAGAAAACGATCTACCAATTTTCACTGAGGATGGTTATAGGTTGCTATCAGAAGATGAAGATAGATTGGATTCAAGCGCTGATACAGCTAGAGATTTTGATACAATTACTGATTCAGAAAGTATTTACATTGAAACTCAAGGTGATTCTATATTAGACTTCAGTGAAGCAGATCCATTTAGTGAGGGTAACTTATAATGTTTGGTACACAATTTTATCACGAAACGCTTCGTAAGTATGTTATTATTTTTGGAACGCTATTCAACGATATTCGTATCTCTAGAACTGATAGTAATGGAAATAGAGTACAAGATTTAAGAATACCATTAGCATATGGACCTCGTGATAAAACTCTTGCTAGACTTGAACAAGATCCAAATCTTGATAGAGAAGTAGCAATCACTCTACCTCGTATGTCATTCGAATGGATTGGTCTAAATTATGCAACCGAACGTAAGTTGAATACAATTAGAAAAAATGTATACACTGCTAATTCGAATGAACAATCAAAACTACGTACAATGTACAATCCAGTACCATATGATATTACTTTTGAGCTCAATATCATGTCTAAGTATGTTGAAGACTCAACAAGAATAATTGAGCAAATTGTTCCTTATTTTACTCCAGAGTTTACAGTCTCTGCTACAATTATTCCAGAAATGAATTGGAAGATTGATATTCCTGTAGTTCTTGATGCAATCAGTGTACAGGATACATATGAGTCTGACTTCACTCAAAGGCGAGCCATAATTCATACTTTAACATTTACACTTAAAGGACAATTATTTCCAAGAGTTGTTAAGACTGGTATTATTAAAACTGCTAATCTTAACTTTTATGTTGATACGAACTCAGTACTTGCTAATAATCATCCTGCAAACACAGTTTATGCTACAGTTAATACATCTGCTAACGTACTTCACCACAGAACTACGATTACTCCAGGCTTACTATCAAATGGTAGCCCAACAACAAACTCGAGTCTGTCAATCGATAAATCTCTAATTGATGCAGACGATGATTATGATTACATTATTAACTTTGAGGAGTTTTTCGATGGCTCAGCAAACTCTGCCTCCTAAAGATCCTTTAGATCTAACTGATCCAATTGCCAATGCTCTAGAAGTCACACCCGTTGACGATAAAACTGTCACATTACCTGACAGAGAAAATAAAAGGCCTAAGGAAAGTCAAACAGAATTAGACCTAGAGTATGCTCGTGAAAACTATATGGACCTTATCGAAAAGGGGCGTCACTCTTTAGAGGACTTAATGGATATTGCAAGACAATCACAACATCCGAGAGCATATGAAGTAATAGCAACACTTATTAAGACTGTTACAGATACGAATGAAAAGGTGGTTAATTTACAAAAGCAAGCTAAAGAAATTCTTTCGGACTCTGAACAAGCTAAGAAGGTAACAAATAACAATCTGTTTGTGGGTAGCACTTCAGAGCTGACAAGAATACTTGGAGGAAATGCAAGAGATATTTTAAAAAATGAATAAAGTATATGTTGAGTTACGTGATATTGCTAATGAATTTGACAATCTTATATTAGAAATTGATCCAGCAGACAATCAATTGGGATACATGTGGTTTAATGCACTTCAGCACAATTTAAAAAGTAAAACAAATAATGCTGAAAAAAACCATATGCTGTATGGTTGGGCAAAAGAAACAACGTTACACAATCATCCAGGTATACGAGACTATAAAGTTTTATGCGATGAAATGAATTGGGCAATAAAACAAATTAATAAAGAGATGAATACAAGACATGGTTATCCATTTATTAAAATGGATTTTAATAAAAAACTATTAGATGATCCAAATTTGTTTAGAGATGCAGCAAATGAAATACATCATCATTTTGAATTGTTAATAGGCCAAGTTTGGAATCCCAGTCAATGGTGGAAGAAAGACATGTCTGGGGTCACAAGAAACGCAATAAGAACAATTAATAATGTCGTGCATCAAATGGAGGCATTGTTTGCAAAAAATCAAGCTATATTTTTTTCTTTAAACAATGTCGACACCAAAAATCAAACACGTGATTCAGATTTAGTAAGATTTCCACTTGGCCAAGGTTGTTATAAATATTTCAAAGATGAGATAGAACCTGGAATGATAACTGATTATTATTGTCAACTTGGAAAAAGACACGTTGAAGCATATTTAGACAACGACGATCATATTGATAGAACAAACGTAAGTGGTACAAGATATGTAACAGGTGAATTTATAATATCGATATATGGAAGTAAAAAAATAAAAGGTTTTAGACAGTGGTTAATTAACAATGATTTTGATCCGGATGATATTACACAGGGTTATGGTAAGGGTGTGCTAGGTTATATTAAAGACTTTGATGCTGAAGAACTTGTGAAAAGGAATGATATATATAAAGTTACTGCAGATGATGGGTATATACCTATATCTAAGACATTTGATTATACTTGGAAAGACGAAGTATTAAAAACGTTTGGGTATAATTAGTTTTAGTCCCTGCTTGGCTACAGAGCCAATTATAATAAAAAAACATAAAAAGGTCAACATAAAATGTACACTTACGGATATAAATTAGTTAAAGTAGTTGATGGAGATACTGTCGATATTGATATTGATTTGGGATTTGGAGTATGGTTAAGAAATCAACGAATAAGACTAATGGGTATTGATACACCTGAATCAAGAACGTCAGATTTGGAAGAAAAGAAATTTGGATTAGCAGCTAAAGAAAGAGT